AAATAAGTATGGCAAACAGTGTGTTAGTTATAGCTGAGTCTGGCTCAGGTAAATCAACGTCTATTAGAACATTAGATCCTAAAGAGACAGCAATTATTAATATTGCAAACAAACCATTACCTTTTAGAGGGTGGAAAAGTAATTATACAGTTTTAGATAAATCCAATCCAAATGGAAATCTAGTTAACGTATCAAGTGGGCCTGGTGTATATAAAGCCATGCAACACATAAGTGAAAAAATGCCACATGTCAAAGTTTTAGTTGTTGATGACTGGCAATATATGTCAAGCTTTGAGTATTTTGATAAAGCCAATGAAAAAGGCTATGATAAATTTACTCAAATAGCAGCAAATCTTGCTCAGGTTGCAAAACTACCTAAAGATTTAAGAGAAGATTTAACTATCTTTTTCTTAACTCATGCGGAGGAATCAACTGATGTGAATGGTAACCGTAAAGTTAAAGCAAAGACCGTAGGTAAAATGATAGATAATGCCCTTACATTAGAAGGTTTATTTTCAATTGTTTTATTTGGTAAGGTCCGTAAAGAAGATGATGGTACGCTATCTTATGGTTTTGAAACTCAAAACAATGGAGAGAATACTTGTAAATCACCAATGGGTATGTTTGAGGATAGCTTTATCCCTAATGACCTAGCATATGTTAGAGATGCTATATTAGCATATGAATAAATTAAAGCAACAATCAACAATCATTAATAATTAAAATTTAAAATCAGAGAGTATGTTAAGCACAAGCGGAATGTCAGCCGGAAGCGGCAAAGTTAAACCAGTTATTGATTCAGGAAATCAATTACTTAAAATCAATTCTATTACATTAAATGCACCACCATATGACCAAACGGCATATGATATGGTATTAAACGTAGAGTCTGGCCCAATGGGAGCAGACTTTGAAGGTTTTTTAGTGGATGTTAATAATCCATCAGGACCACGTTACAATGGTCAAGTAGGTAGAGTTAAATTTCAACGTTATGCATTCAACAATGCAACTCTTCCAAGCGGTAGAGAAGTAAAAAGAGATGAAGGTTTGTTAAAAGCTTTAATCAATCTTGCTGAAGTTGTTGGAAAACGTTCAGAAGTAGATGCTATCCAAGCAAACACTATTGAAGATTTTGTAAACAAAGCTAGCACTATTATATGTGATGGTAAATTTTACAATTTCTGTATTGGTGGTAGAGAATGGGAAAACAAAGAAGGTTACACAAACCTTGATATGTTTTTACCAAGATTTACTGCTCAAGCAGTGCCAATGGAAAGTCAAGAAGTTGAAAATAGTAAGTTAATTACTTTTAATGCTTCTGAACATGTTATTGCATTGAAAAATAAACCACAAGCTCAAGCAGTTAACACTTTTGAACCAGTATCTGGTCCAGTAGGTGGAGACTTTGACTTATAATTAATATAAAATGGGAGGCCTACGGGTCTCCCTATTTATTATATGATTAGCACCAAAAATTTAGTTAGTAAAATAGAAGATATTCCAAGTTATTGGATATTCCAACACTATTTAAATCTACAAGAACAGTTAACAGGCCAGGATGTTAAAATTAATTCAATTTTTAACTCTAATGATAAAACGCCAAGTTTCTGTATTTATGTAGACACATCTGTTATGCAGTATAAGTTTAAAGACTTTTCTACTGGAACTAATGGAAGTAAGATAGATTTGGTTATGCATTTATTTAACATGACTTTCTCAAATGCAAGTATTAAAATTGTAGATGACTACAATGAAGCAATGAGAAATGGTAAGGTAAAGTTTGTTACACTTACACCTGAAGTTAAATGGAAAATGGATTATATCCAGACAAGAAATTGGAATCAAACTGATGCAGATTTTTGGCTTTCTTTTAATATAGGATCATCCTTACTAAAAGAATATAATGTCAAAGCTTTGGATTATTATACCATGATCAAAGAGAAACAAGATGGTTTAGAAAAAATGACTTTTCAAAAACCTACAACATATGGTTATTTTACAAATGACGGAAGTCTAATTAAAATATACCAACCTCTTAGTAGTAAGCATAAATTCTATAATGTATTAGATTATATGCAAGCTTTTGATCAATTGACCTACACTCAACCATATTTAGTTATATGTTCATCTCTAAAAGATGCAATGTGTTTAAAATCTTTTAATTATAAATTAGAAGTAATAGCACCATCTAGTGAGAACAGTATGATTAAACCTTATGTAATTAATAATTTAAAAAATAAATACAAAAAGGTAATTACATTATTTGATAATGATGACGCAGGAAAGAATGCTATTGATAAGTATGCTAAAACATACAATATTAATGGTTGTGCTCTTTCTATATGCAAAGACATATCAGATGCTGTAAAAAAATATGGAGTTGAGAAAGTAAATGCAGAGTTAAAGCCTTTGCTTATACAAACCTTAAAAAAATAATATATGAAATGGTTTATACCAGGTAATGTTCCAAGTTCAAAAAATGGACGTAGATGGACAGGAAAGTACTTTATAGCTAGTAAAGCTACTATGACTTATAGAAAAGATACAAAATCTTACTATGAGGATTTTGCCACACCTTTTAAAAAAGTATTAGCAAAATATGAATTTCCAGTAAAAATTGGTTTTACATTTCACAGAGGGAGCCGTCATAAGTTTGACTATTTAAATCCTGCACAAACGGTGCAAGATGATATGGTTAAAGCAGGGTGGATTGAAGATGATAATGCTGAATTTATGATTCCAGCATTTGAACAATACATATATGACAAAGAAAACCCTGGAGTATGGATAGAAATATTAAAAGAAAATGAATTAAAAAAAGATGGACTCAAAGGACAAAAAAGCGGAACAAAAAATAAAGACAATTCTAAATCTTCTGAAAGCAAAAGACCAAGGAATACAGGAAATAAAAATTAATTTTTCAGGTAGTGGAGACTCTGGTGATATTGATGATGTAGAATTTTACACATTTTATGGAGGTACCGTTTCACCTAAAGAAGTTGATACAGATACTTTTGTAGACTTAGCATGGGAACTTATTAGAGAAAAAGTTGATCCGGTAGGTGATTGGGTTAATAATGAAGGTGGTTATGGTAATATTACTATATACGCTGAAACTGGTAAGTATGACATAGAATATAGTCAAAGAACAACAGAAGATTATGATTGGGGTGACTGTAGCTTATTTATATAATGGCACATCCTAATTTACACGCAAAAAGTTCAGTAAGAAAATGGGGTGGCAAACCTGAAGATTATATTGCAATACATGATTGGTTAGATGAAACTAAATCTTGGGTTGGACATAGTATTCATAGAATGTTCCGTCATCATTCAGAAGGAATTTTTGAAGCAGAAAAGTTATTTGGAAATAGTTTTACTAATACAGATGGTAAAACAGTATATACAAGATATGTTGCAGAACAACATGTAAAAGAAGATTGTAATAATTACATACCTTCAGCTAAAGAATGGTTAACCCATATGAACCGGGAAAAGAAACCAGACTGGATGAGAAAAACACTTAAAATAGAAGATTAATATGAATGTATTAAGCATATCAGAATATCACGAGCTAGTAAAAATGTTACGCAGTTCAAAAGATGATAGAGAAATTGTAATTGAAAATTTAAAAAACTTAGACATAGATGATATATATAAAATCTTTGTTTTAAAAAGTTCTAAATTAGATCACAGAGAAGAAGTATTAAAGCCTCTTAAATTTTTGTTTGATAATGAACCTTTTAAAAGTTTGTATGAAACTGTTGATAGAAGATGGGGTGGTCAAGATATTGTTCTTGATTTATCTTGGTCAACATTACATAAACTTATCAAAGAAAATTATAGTGATAATCAAGATGTAAAAAATCTATTTGAATTAGTATTTAAATCAGAAACAGAGTCTACTATTATTAAAGCATTAAGCTTTGATTTTGTTGACACTGTTGAAACAACTATTAAATGGTAAAAACAGGAGATCAACTTGCTAAAGCAAGTAAAACATTAATACTACAAGAGCCCTTTTACGGGCTCTTTTTAGTTGGCCTTAATAAAGCCATTAGAAAAGACATACCAACGGCTGGCGTTAGCAAGCATGGTATTGGTGTACAGTTAAGCGTTAACCCTGACTTTCTTGATTCTTTATCAGAAGATCATAGAGTAGGATTAGTTAAACATGAAATATTACATATAAGTTTTGGGCATTTAATTATGCGTGATATTTATAATGATAAAAAATTGTTTAACATAGCCGCTGACTTAGAAATAAATCAATATATAGAAACAAAGTACTTACCTACAGGTGGAATAACAATGGATACATTTCCAGAGTTAACTTTACCAGCACGGGCGGGTACTAAAGTTTATTATGATTTACTATCACAAGCAAAAGATGACGGTACATGTCAATCTCTTGACTCAATGTTAAATGATGAAACAGGGGACAGTCCTTATGATGATCACGGAACTTGGGAAGAATTTGATGACTTAAGTGAAGCTGATAAAAAACTAGTTCAAAAGCAAGTTGAACATCAGTTAAAGGAAGTTGCTGAACAGACAGAAAAAAGACAAGGTAGTTTGCCTGGTGAGCTGGCTGAGTTGATTGGTAGATTACGTCATATAGAACCAGCTAAATTTGATTGGAAAGCTTACTTAAGAAGATTTGTAGGAAACTCTTCTATTTCTTATACAAAGAAACTTAGAAGAAAGTATAACAAACGTTATGTAGCAAATCCAGGACTTAAGATTAAGTTTAAGAATCATATACTTGTTGGTGTTGATACATCAGGATCAGTATCTAGTGCAGAGCTAATAGAGTTTATGAGTGAAATATGCCATATGCATAAGACAGGTCATCAAATTACAGTAGCGCAGTGTGATACACAATTAAATTCTGTAGAAGAATTCAACCCAAAGAAAGATTGGGCCATAAAAGGTAGAGGTGGTACATCATTTCAACCTGTAATAGATCATTACAATGAGCATGGTAAATACACAGCTCTAATATATTTAACAGATGGTGAAGCATACAATCCAGATGACTGTCCTCCAAATACCTTATGGGTAATAAGCAGTAGAGCAGAACTGAATAATGACTTACCAGGAAGAGTAATAAAATTAAATTAATAAAAACACAATTATGGCACAAGTAAATTTAAACATTGATGACTTAAAAGGATTTGTAAATCACGTTATTACAAATAACAGATTTTTACAAGAACAAGGAAAACTACCAGTAGCAATAGAAGTAGTAGGAGAATCAGGAATAGGTAAAACATCTACAGTAGTAGAATTAGCAAAAGAAAATAATTTACATTTTGTAAAGCTAAACTTAGCTCAGATAGAAGAGTTAGGTGACTTAGTGGGTTTCCCTGTACGTCAATTTCAGATGTATAAAGAGAAAACAATTAAGAAAGTAGATGATTTAAACTATACGGCAAAAGCAGGGAATGATTTAGCTAAACTAGGAGGTACTATTACTAAAAAAGTAGGCCAATGGGTTGATGAGTTAGCAGTAGATGCTTATTTAAAGAACGGCTATAAGATGGCTGGTAAAAATAGAATGTCTTATGCTGCTCCTGAATGGATTGCTGATGTAAAACAAGGTGGTATATTACTACTTGATGACTGGAACAGAGCTGATACAAGGTTTATACAAGCCTGTATGGAGCTTATTGACCGTCAGCAGTATATTTCATGGTCTTTACCAAAAGACTGGCATATAATGCTTACAGCTAATCCAGACAACGGTGATTACAATGTAAATTCATTAGATTCTGCACAGAAAACCAGATATATTACTGCAAACCTTAAGTTTGACGTTAATGTATGGGCAAGATGGGCTGAAGAAGCAGGTATAGATTCAAGATGTATTAACTTTTTGTTATTACACCCGGAGTTAGTAACGCAAGAAACTAATTCAAGATCTATTACTACTTTCTTTAATTCAATCTCAAGCTTTGAGAATTTTGAAGACAACTTAAGTATGATCCAAATGATTGGTGAAGGTTCAGTAGGAGACACATTTGCTTCTATGTTTACTACTTTTATTAATAATAAACTGGACAAACTGGTAACACCTAAAGATTTATTGACTCATGAAAATGAATCATATATTCTTGGAGAGTTAAGAGGTTGTATTGGTCAAGATGATTCATACCGCGCAGATATTGCATCAACACTAGCTACTCGTTTAGCTAATTATGCTGTAGTATATTCTAAAGAAAATACAGTTAATCAGAAAATTACTGATAGACTAAAGTCTTTAGCAACTAAAGATTACTTTACAAATGACTTAAAGTATCTTATTGTTAGAACTATTTTTAATGGAAACAAACAAAAGTTTAATAAACTAATGATGATCCCTGAGATTATTAAAATGACAATGAAATAGAATGGCAAATAAATCAGTATATCAAGTCTTTAATACTGATGCATTGACACACTTTGGTTTAGATAGTGCCCCAATATATGGGGTACTAACTACCAATGGTGTTGAAGATGTATTGTTAACACAAGACAAAACTATTTATGAAAAAATATCACGTTTACTCACGGTTCCTAATGAATCTGACACAACGTTTATAAATAAAAAGAAAGCTTTTATATTACCTAAGTGTGATGTATCTCAAGACAGACTTAAAGCAGCACTAAAAGAACATAAAATTACAGTAACTAATGATTATGAACTTGCTGATCTTGTAATAGGTCATGAAGAAATAGAACAAAGAATAGAAAGTGGTAATAATATACCATCTACTTTAATGTTAGCAAAACTTTGGAATATGGAAGCTGTATCTAATACTGGTGGTTCTATCAAAGCTGTAGATAATCATAATAGTCACACAATTGTAACTAATAAAATTACTGAAGTAGTAAGATATTACAGTTTAGACATAGAAGAAACACTATATGATGAGTGGATGTTGACAGGTTTAGCAATAAATTTAGCTTATAAAATTGATACAGGTGTTGTAGGTACTATAGATACACATACCGTATTACATTCTTCAGCTAACAGAATGGTTTTAGATGAGTCTTTACTTGAGATGCTTAAATCTCAATTAAATTCACATTCAAGTGATGATTCACATTTAGCAGGAGCTGTTATACCTACAATAGATTATACTAAAAATCATCATTTACTTTGGCAATTTGCACATGATGTTCAATACAAAATGCATAAATTTAATAGAAATAAAGATGTTCAATATTGGATTGATCAATCTAATTTTGAATTGTATGCTAATTTTGGTGCTGAAGAAATGATAACTCATTTAGAAGAAAATAAGTTACTTGATAAGATAACATTTAGATATCTTGAACCTATTTGTAGAAAAGAAATCAGTATACATAATAGAGAACTTTATGTCTTTAAAGTAAATGTAAAAAAAGAATATTTAAAATATTTAAAAAATGACTAAATTATATACCTTTGATATTACATATAGAGAAGGACAAACAATTGATTATACATGCTTTAATGGAAGTTATGTAGGAGAGGATATAGGATTGGGTAGTTGGCACTCACCGGGATATCCTGTAATAAACACACATACACCTTCATCTGTTGATTTGCAAGATAAAACAGTATATAGATATCCAAAATTAACTCTGCCAAGAGCAAAAATGGATACCTTAAAGGAAAAAAACAATTTAAAAGTTACTAGAAATAAAGCAAATGCAGATTTTATAATTATTTCTAAAAACTTTATTACTAGTATGACACTTTCAAGTTGGACTTCTTACGTATCATTTGAAAAGTTTGTAAACCATCTTAAAGAAGAAAATTATAAACAGGATATTATAGATTATTTTGATAATTATGATAAAAGTGATTTAATGTCACTAAAAAGTAGTTATTATAATGGCCCAGCTGTTATATCTAAAATGAATGATTTTATAAGAGACAAGGGAGAAAGCAATCACTGGTATATTCCTGCAGAGTTTAAGCAACTTTATAATGAAGTTAAATCTTGTAATAATCTTGTTTATGATAAGCATATGGTTGCTTTATGTAATGAAGATTCAGTAGTTTTGACTAAAGAAGAGTATAGAAATGTTCAGACCATGATAAAAAGTGGTGATAAACAAAACAGAGCTCTTGCAGTAGAACTAATTGCTAATTGTAACTTAGAAGATTCTTTAGACTATGTTGCATTAATTTATTATTTCTTGTATGACTATTTAAAGGATGCCAGTAACTGGAATAGTGTTAATGTTAAAACACTAAGAAAAAGAATGGATGATTTTACACCTTATGGGAATGCACAGTATGGAAATCTGTATGACACTTTTATTAAAAAACTAATAAAAGAAGATTATTTGACCCAATTTGC